TGCGGCCGGTTCAACAACTATATCGCCAGGATGTACAGGTTCTCAAATCGGTGACGGATTCCAAATAAATCACGGAACGTATACTAACTCAACACCAGCAGGTATTGATTGTACTTGTGGTGGAGCATGTGCGTCTAATACTTGTGGTAATGCTAAACAAAGATCGATTATCCTTTCTGGAGCAACAGCTGGAGGACCACTAACATTAGTAATGACAGGTAGTAGTGCAGGAGATATGTTTGTTACGGGACCTTGTACTGGAAACGCATTAGCACCAGGATGTGGAACACCAATGGCTGGACCATTTTTAACACCAGCAACTGGAAATGGGTTAGCAGCAGACGTACCTTTACCTTATCCTCTTAATCTTTTAAGTGGTATGACATTCACAATTGGGGCGAAAGGTTTTGACTCAACAGTTAATGGAGGGACAACTTGGTTAGGTAACGCTTCAGACGGAGGTCAACGTAGTATATCCAACACACTTCAGGTAGACGGACCTTTCCAAACGGTAAGAAGAGAAGGAGTAACAACATTTAGTTCAATAGTATGGGGACCGGCGATATCAATTCATGATGATGGGGTAAATACATCAACACAATCTCCAGCAAATAGATCTACTTATGGAAATGTTGGAGACCCAAGACCGAATGTAGATATTCTAGGTCAAACAGCAACAGGATTTACATACCAATTAAATTGGAGAAAAGGAAATAATATTGGAGCACACTCCGCAACAACAGCCAATCCAGCACGAGGATGGACTGCTCAAACTTCAGGAACAGTTTATACGTGGAGTGGACAAACAAGAGAAATGGTTATCGCAACTCTAAGAAGTAGAGGAGCATACGCTGGAAATACATTTACAAGAAATGTTGCAGATGGATTAGGTCCGACAACAGATGGTATTGTGGCAAATGTATCCCCAACCTTTGGACCTTGGGCCACCGCTGGTCAATGTACCAGCCCAGCATTATGCCCATCGATGCCTATAGCCAATAGAGTACTTAATACAACTAATTATAAACAAGATTTTAATATTTCCGCTAAAACAAGAACTAACTCTTCAGTTTTATATACTGTTAATTTAGACCCAGGGTCACAAAACTATATCACCAAAGTATTAGGAACGTCAAAATTCGATAAACCAGGTGTAGATTTTTGGGTTGAAGACATATACCCTTCGAGTTTAACAAATTTAGCAACATCGGCTGTCACATTCACCAACATGGTATTAGGGCAAACAGGAGATTACGACAACTATAGTGAAACATACCAACCAGTAGTGGCTCAAGAAGGACCAACCACTCCTTGGATTATGTCTGAAGTAAGAGGTAATGAACTAAAGAAATTATTTAGAGTGATTTTAATCGCCGATGGTAATAATGCAAATAGATTAGTTAAAATATCTTTCCAGGATATGGAAGTACTTACTAAATCTTTTAGTTTGGTTGTTAGAGATTTCTACGACACCGACACCAACCAAATAGTACTAGAGTCATACTCACAGTGTAGTATGAATCCAGAAAGTCAAAACTATATTGGTAAGAAAATAGGAACAGAAAATGGGGACTACCCAATTCGTTCAAGATATATAATGTTAGAGTTTCCTGAGGAAGCACCAATAGATGCAATGCCAGCTGGATTCCAAGGGTATCCATCAAGATGTTACACTGGAAACACATCCAACCTATCAACTACGTTTGTTAATTTGAACCCACCACAACCAACAACAGCTGATACCTCAAATAACATATTAAAATGTACTGGATATTATGGTAATATATCACCTAAACCGTTTTATAATTTAACTTATGATACAATAAGTGATACAATCAAAAGAACATATTTAGGGTGGTCCAATAAAAAGGGAATTGATAAACACTTCTTCGATTATAAAGGATTACAAAATACAGGTCCAACAGCACCAACTAAATGTGGTATGGATGTTGTAGAATCTTGGACAGCGAAAACTAAAGGATTCCATCTTGATGTTAGAGTAAGTGGATTTAGTAATACTGAAAATTTACAATACGATGTTGGGGCTTATAAATTCTTTACTAGTGGACACACAAACCAATCAATATTCAATTACTACCAACATAAAGAATACTTAAAGTTTACTGTATTTCCATATGGTGGATTGGATGGGTGGGATGAATATAGACAAACTAGAACAAATAATGACACATATCTAATTGGGAAAAGTAATTATGGAGGTTTCTGGTATAATAGTGTGGTTATAAATAATTGTGAAGTAACTGACTATTATTCATATTATGACACAATTAGAAAATTTGCTAACCCTGAAGAATACGATATTAGTTTATTTACAACCCCATCGATAGATTATACAAATAATCTAACTCTTGTTAATAAAACAATAGAGATGGTATCTTTGGACAGAGGAGATTCTCTCTATGTGGTTAATTCTCCAAACCCTAAAAACCAAACCGTGTCGTCAGCTGTTGGAGGAATACAAAACGCAGCGTTAAACACAAGTTATGCGGCGACATATTGGCCATGGATAAGATACAACGACACTGAAAATAATAAAAGATTGTTTATCCCACCTACCGCAGAAGTAGTTAGAAGTATAGCGGTGACAGATAATGTTTCTTTCCCGTGGTTTGCACCGGCAGGACAACGAAGAGGGGTACTTAATACTGATAAAGCACAAACTAAACTAACACAAACTAATAGAGATGACCTATATGAAAGTCGTCTTAACCCGATAGCAACATTTAATGGAGTTGGGGTTGTGATTTGGGGTCAGAAAACACTACAAACTAAATTATCAGCTTTAGATAGGGTTAATATTAGAAGATTAATGTTATTCCTTAAGAAGAAGATACAAGTTGTGGGTATACAATTATTATTTGAACAAAATGATGATATAGTAAGACAACAATTTCTTTCATTAGTTAACCCTATATTAGAAGGGGTTAGAAGAGATAGAGGTATTGTGGAATTTAAGGTACAAGTTAGTGACTCGGCGTCTGACATTGACCAAAACAAATTAACAGGTAAGATATTTGTAAAACCAGTAAAAACACTTGAATTTATAGAAGTAGAGTTTAATATAACATCATCGAATGTGTCATTTGACGACGTAACTTAATAGATATGAGTAGAAGAATGTTATATGAAATCACCATGAAGGCTTATAGTTTTGATTGGGACGATAATATCCTCCACATGTCTACTATGGTTAACATGGATAAAAAAGAAGGAGATAGGTGGGTTCCAGTCAAATTAACAACAGGTGAATATGCTGAACTCAAAGACAACGAAGATTATCGTTACCCTGACAATAACATAAGAGCTGCCTTTACTGATTTTGATGATGATAACCTATTCATTGAAAATGTGGCAGAAAGTATTAGAAACAAAAACTTTGCTCCTAGTTTTGACGATTTTAAGGAAGCGTTGCTAGGTGGTAAAACAATGTCAATAATAACTGCGAGACCACAATCACCAGATACCTTAAAAAAAGGTGTTAAGATGATTATAGATGATTATTTTACCGAAGAAGAAAGAAACACTATGGTGGAAAATATAAAAGATAATTATGATTTTACTGGAGAAACAGAAGAAATAATCCAAAAATACATAGAAGCTAATTACTATTATCCAGTATCGTTTAAGCAAAGAGACGTTGATATAAAAAAAGAAAAAGGGGTGGCTTTAGATGATTTTGTTAAGAGAACCATAGAAGCTTTTGAATTAATGGACAAAGAAAAATACAATAAAATCGCTATAGGGTTTAGTGATGATGACCTTGAGAATGTACAAGAGGTAGTTAAAAAAATAAAAGAAGTCATGACAAAACTATACCCACAGGTAGAGTTCTATGTTTATGATACCTCAGAAAAGGGGAAAAATAAAGTAATAGTACATACTACTTAAATAATTTTATTTTTGCGTATATTTATAGATGTATTCAAAATATAATACAAACTAAAAAAAAATTAAAACATGGCAGACTTACTAATGAAAATGCCGGTTCCTTACGAACCAAAAAGAAAGAATCGGTTTATAATGAAATTTCCTTCTGACTTAGGAATAGCAGAATGGATTGTATCTAGTGCATCTA